AACTATCAGAAAAGTTTTGTTTGTCTGATGACGGAAAAGACATTGACGTTGAGGTATTCTACTTTGGTTTACCAAAGACAACGATCAGGGTGGTTGGTTTTGAAAAGACAGAAGCGATGACACAGGTTGGGGTTAGGTTATACTATGATGGAAAATGTTATGAAGGTATTGGAGAATCTTCAACGGAAGTCAAAGCGATGATGATCGAAGTAAGAGAAGGTATGATGCCATTTGAGAAGATGACGGTATCATCGGCACTTAAGAAAGCCATACACGAAGCAATTATCAAAATATGAAAATATGGCAACTTTTGATATCGTTAATGTTTTGGTCATCCTCTATATCTCAAATTAATATTGCGGATGTTGGAGATGGTTGGAAAGGTAAAGTACAACAGGCGTTAGATACCATACAAAAATACGACACGGTTAAATACAACAACATCATTACCAAATGTAATAACATTGGTTATTGGAATAATACATTTGCCACAACCGAACCACCACATACCATCCTCATCCCAACTTCAGAGATGAACTTTGGTAACATATATAATATATGTGCGATTCTAATTCATGAGAGTTATCACCTGTTAATCTATGGGAGAAATATGAACCCAAACCAAGAAGAGTATTGGGCTTATTCATATGAATTGGACTTCTTAATGAAAGTTCCAAATGTTGATGGGTGGTTAATAGAAAACGCCCAAAACAAAATCAATTATTATTCAAAACCATAGTTGATTTGGTGATACAAATGTTGTATTATTGTAAATAAAAACAATGAAAACAATTACTTTAATTTTTATCGCGTTATTTCTATTTTCTTGTGGTGGACAAAACGCCCAACAAATAGAAGAACCCATAGGATTAAGACAGCAATCTGATGATCGTCACAAAAATGTAACAGAATTCACATATGGAGGTTGTGAATACATTAGAGTGGGTTATGGTCAAAGCACTTGGGGTTCACATAAAGGTAATTGCGCAAACCCAATCCATAAAAATGGAAGATAAGAAACCAGACAATGTTGCTGATAATCCTGCGTTACTACCTTACGGATCAAACGTTGGTGCGCCAGCAATTGTCGTAAATGATATTCAGTTTTGGAAAAGCCCAAGAGTGATTCATGTCAATCAACAATTTGAAGACAAGTTTGAAGAACTCAAAAAAGAATATGAAAAACTGATTGAGGAATACAGATGGAACGACTTGGTCTACAAAGCGAAATTCAGTTTTGAACCTGTGATTGGAAAAATTTATCACTTATATTATGGTACAGATGGGAAAATATTCTTATCGTTGATATCGCCAAGTGAATGGAACCGAGAACACATCGGATCATTCAAGTATAACCACGACAATAAATGGGTTAAAATAGATTAAATATGAAAAGGATAGAATTTTTTGTAAGTACTTTCAGAGGACTTGGATTAGGATTAACGTTTGGTTTCTATGATAAATGTTTGATATGTTTAGGAACATTTTTATGTTTTAATATCTATTTTGAATTGAATTTGGGAAAAATTTATTAAATTTGTACTATGATACTAACAATAATTTCAGATACTCACAACAAACACAAACACATTACAGGTGATTTGAAGGGTGGTGATTTGCTATTACATGCCGGTGACCTTTCTTCTATGGGATATGAACATGAAATCCGTGAGTTTGCGAAGTGGTATAATGGTTTAAACAACTACCATCATAAAGTGTTTATTGCGGGTAATCACGATTGGGGTTTTCAAAACAATGTTGAGAAAGTCAAAGGTATCTTATCCGAATACGACACTATCAATTACCTACAAGATGATTGGATTACAGTTGGAGATAGTGATCCACACGATCCTAATGTACAAACTGTGAAAATTTGGGGTAGCCCTTGGCAACCTGAGTTCTATAATTGGGCATTTAACTTACCACGAAATGGTGAAGAGTTAAAAGCGGTATGGGATATGATACCTGAAGATGTTGATATTGTAATCACACACGGTCCAGCTTGGGGTATGTTAGATGATGTTGAAGGTAACCGCAATGTTCACTTGGGTTGTGAATTACTTGCGGAACGAATTAAACAAATCAAACCTAAGATCCATATTTGTGGACACATCCATACTGGTTATGGTCACTACTACGATGGACATACACACTACTTTAATGCGGCAGTATTGAATGAGCGATACCTTTATTCTCATTTACCTTGGCACATTGATTGGAACCCAATAACAAATGAAATACAATTTTTATGATGGAGAAAGCACATTTTATTGAGAACAGAGTTTTCAGAGATAAAAGAGGGACGTTTAGCCCATTACTTTTAGATAAATTAGATAAGAATTGGTTACAGAGTAATATTAGTATAAACCCCCGTAAGTACACACTTCGGGGGTTACACTTCCAAAAGAATGAATACGCTCAAGCCAAACTGATTAAAGTGATCTCAGGTAAGATATTGGACTTCGTTATTGATATGAGAACTGTATCTGAAGATTACAATAAAGTATTTTTCTTTGAGATGAATGAGGGTGATGAGGTATATGTCCCAAGATATTTTGCTCACGGGTTCATAACAACCGAAGAAAACTCGGTAGTTCAATATTTGGTTGACAATGATTACAGTCCTGAGAACGAAGGAGTTAAAGTTTGGACTGATTATCCTGAGATTGAAAGAAAAATGAAAGAACTAGATCCGTTCTTTGGAAAAGAACTTGTGATCATACACGATAAAGATTTAGTGGATAAATAGAAATTCACTGATATTTATTACAAAAATACATTATGAATAAGAAAGATTTAAGTGATAGGTTTCTTGATGAACTTAAAAGAAATTTAATGGAACAAGAAGATGATGATGAAGATGATAACGAAACTGAAGAAACACAAGACGAAAACGGCGGAAGTTCAGACTTCGATGAAATGATTTCAAGATTACTTCATTCACAAACCCAAGTACACGTTTTCCATTTAGGAACTAAAGGATCGGGATCTTACGCGGCTCATAAGGCACTCCAAGGTTATTACGAAGGTATTGATGGATTGGTTGATGGGTTAGTTGAGTCGTATCAAGGTAGATATGGATTGGTAACAAATTACGATTCTTATGAGATGGACAAGTTTGAATCGGTTGAAAAATGTATTTCATATTTTAACGATTTGAATAAAATGATTACTGAAAAAAGAAAGTCAGTAAAAGATTCTTACTTACAAAATCAGATCGATACCGTCCAAGAGTTGTTGTTTTCAACACTATACAAACTAAAATTCTTAAAATAAAAGGGGTCTCAACCCCTTTTTTTATTTAACTCTATTTTTTTTACTACTATTTTTTAATAGTGGAAGTTAACAAAAATCTTTTTTATTATTTGGTCAGGAATTATCCTATAACTAAAGTTGAGAAACCAAATAAACAATACCTAAAGTTAGGTAGTTGTCCTTATTTTTTAGACGAGTCTAAAAGAAGGATAAAAGATTATTTGTTCGAAGAGTTAGAATCAAAACTACCCAAACATTTTGAAACGGATCAAGATAAAAAAGAAGTCTATTTCACGATTAAAAATTACATCGACTCCGCAAGAGAATTAAAAAACAAAATATAATGGCACACCCAATACTTCATGCTAAAAGCTCCGCCAAAAAGTTTGGTGGAAAATGGGAAGATTACATTCATCTTCATAATTGGATAGATGAAACTAAAGGATGGTATGGACATTCTTTACATAGAGCATTCAGACATCATAGTGAGGGTATATTTGAACTACAAGAAAAGTTTGGAGCTGAATTCAAGAACAGTGATGGGAAGACGGTTTATACCAGATATGTTGGTGAGCAACATGTTAAAGAAGATTGTAATGGTATTGTACCGTCGGAATCCGATTGGATTAAAATCTTGATTTCAAATGAAAGACCTTTGTGGGTTACTAAGACCATTAAGCTAGAGTTTGAAGACTAATATATTTATAGTTAAAAAGACCATGAAATTATCACCAGAACAATATAAAAAATTTAAAAGGTTTACTAACTTTTTAATGTCTGAAGATCATAATGAATTAGATTGGACAACTTATTACACTTATGATGGTAGTATTGATGAACCTTATGGCCCAAGTTCAAGAGGGTATAAGGTCGATGGAATAGAAAATTTTAGAGAAGAAGTTGGTTTACTCGAATCAATAATTGAAGAACAACTTCCTAAAATAGACATTGGACAATACGATAATTATGATGACTCTACTGGTAATGGTACTATTACTGCCACTTTTGATGCTCAAACAATGTCATTAAATTTTGATGTAGATATTGAGGTAACGGTAACCCATGAGCATACAAATGAAAAAAGTTTTGATGAGTTGTCACAAATAGAAAATGATACTTGGAATAGGTATAAAGATTTAAAAATATTAGGGGACCCTGAATTTGTTGAAGAAATTTTAAATAAATATGGTAACGAAATTGTTGTTGAATATGATGGAGGAGGCGATAGTGGGTATGTCCAAGAGGATAGTAATGTACCTAGTATTGCGGAAAACATTACTTACGAAATTTTAGAATTGTTTTATTCTGGGTGGGAAATTAATGAAGGATCTAAAGGTACAATAGTTTATGATTTCAAAAATAGAAGAGTGACCATCAATCACGATCTATTTGAGACGGAATATTTAAATGTTGAAATAGGTGAAATTAAATTAACACAATAGTTTGGTGATATAAAAAATATGCCTATATTTGTGGACTATGAAAAAGGAAGAAATTACAATCAATGGTTTATCACTTAGACACGTTGCTCAGATCGTCAGAAGAAAGATGATCCAAAAATCTGTACCTTCAAAAAAAGTATATACTCGAAAGAATAAGCACAAACTTTCGGAGTGTTGATATTTATTGTTGATGAGAGATTTAATCAGAGAAGAATTAAGAAAATTCCACAGCAAGGTCTTATTAGAAGAAGAGGATAATTACTATACCTGTAAACGATTTGCGGGTAATAGACCCAAATATACTTTATGTAGAAGTATATCATCTACAGGATTCTGGTTACACGACGATAAAGGTCTACAAATGAAAGACCTAATCATTAGTACCCTTAAACCACTTTTCGTTAAGTTCAGTGATGAGGAAAAAGAAAAATTTAAAAAAGGTGTTAGAATCCTTACCAAACTTGGTAAGATAACTGAAGATAAAAGAGATAAGTTTATTGAAGAAAAAATTGAGAATAATGGTATTGTAAAAGTTAATGGTGTGTGGCATCCGGTTAATAAATTAAATACCAATCATAGGGACTTATCTGAGTTTTTAACTGATCTTATCATTAAGACTAATGATAGGCAATTGATAATGAATATTCTCCAAGACCCCAAAAAAGGATTAAATCAAATCAAATACGAACTACCTCAACTAATTAAAGATCACTTCGAAAATACTCAAGACCTATTTGATTACACAAAAAACATTGCGTACACATCCAAAGTTGGTGAAGCGGCGGAAGAGAAGGTGAAAAAAGAATTACAGGATATGGGATTCACGGTTGGATATCAAGGTGGTGATGGTGATGTTATTGATATGAATTTTGGTACCGATTTAATTATGGGTAGACCAGACATGGGATGGAAAACAATCCAAGTAAAAAGAAATGAAGGTGCTTGGGACAAGAGCAAAAAATACTATTATGTTGATTGGGTGATTATTGCCGATCCATTTACTATTTACGATAATAAAACAAAACAACCTGTTGAGTTATGAAATACATAATAACAGAATCACAAGACCTAAGTCTTAAACTATTAAGACGAGGAATTGACCTTAAGATGCTTGATAAACTAATTGATGGTCAAATGGAGATACAAGATCCTTGTACGTTTGATGGTCCTGAAGATTATGCCGACTTTTGTATTGCACAGGCTTTAGGTTTTTTTTATTGTGATGAAGGATATTGTGATGATGAAGACGAAGATGATGAAGACGAAGATGATGGAGACGAAGACCACTACAAAAAAATATCATCTGAAGAAAAATGGGAGGTGAGAGAGGACGTTGAATTATATGTGGAGAATAAGTTCTATGACTATCTATATGATTTTTATGAAGATTCAAATTGTGAAAAATGAAAATAATAATAACCGAAAAACAAGCTGATAAGATTTTCACAGAAAAAATAGTATGTGAAAAGTGTGAACATTCTTGGAAAAAAGAAGAGGGTGATAAACATCCTTATCTATGTCATGATTGCGGTTGGGACCAAAAGGAAAAAAGATACGACGATAAGGAACTCTTCAATTTTTGGAAAAACAAATTATCAGGTGAGATGAATGAAAAGTGGTCTGAAAAATATAAAAAATCAATCGATTGTAATAACCCCAAAGGATTTTCCCAAAGGGCTCATTGTCAGGGAAGAAAGAAAAAGTAATAAGAAGTGAAGGTAATTTTAACGGAGGAACAATTAGATTTGGTAAACGCCAAAATGAACTACATTCAGATATTGGATGAGATGGTTTTTTCTTTGTCATTACTAAGTGAGGATGAGGAAAGAGAACCTGATATGGAATGGGACTTCACCACAGCCAAAGATCAAATCAAACAGGCTAGTAGATGGGTTAAAACAAAAGAAGACGCCATTGAATTTCTTAGAACAGTCCGTGATAAGATTAAAGAACTACCAGTTAATACAAAGCTAAAGATTATGGAATACGTAATCTTTGCACTTATGGGTGTTGTTGGTCTGAAACTAATTTACAGGGTACTTAACCCACCATTGGAGACTATACAGAAAGTTGAGAAGAAAGCATTCGAAGACATCAAACCAAAATACGAAAGAATTCGTAAATCAGATGAAACCTTATTAAATCATTTGAAGTGGGAAGAGGGATCTATCAGAGATAAAGGGGAACCTGCGCTAAGAGCGTATAATCTTGGTGATGGTGCTTACACAATTGGTTATGGACACGCAATCTTTGATGGTGAAAATGAAGGTTATGACTTCCTTCCAAACTATGATAATATCAAACCTGGAGTTACAAGGATAACAAAAACTCAAGCGGAAACTTTATTAAAAGATGATATTAAAATTGCTGAGGGAATTATCAATCAAATATTGGATGAGTGGGAAGAACAAGGTATTAAACCTGAATTGACTCAAGGTATGTATAACACTTTAGTTTCGATGGCATATAATATGGGACCTGGTATTAGAACTAAAGACTTTTTACAATCAATTAAGAAAGGTGATTTTGAAACCGCAAGAGAGTTGATACTACAAACAAGTAGTTCATTATTTGATGATTTTCCTGGTTTACAAACAAGAAGGGAAAAAGAAGCAAAAATGTTTTCATGATGAACCAAGAAAAGATATTAAAATTATTCAAAAAATTTGTTGGAGGTGTTATAGATCTTCACGGGTTAAAATGTATTCCAGTTTCGGTAGGTGAGTTTGGGACACCACATAAATCTATTATAGAGTTTTACCCAATCCAATTTAAGATAAAAAATTCAAATGATGTTCCTTACTACTATTCAATAGTTGAAAGTGAACTATATGACATTGTTGAAGAATTTTCAGAATATATAAATCTTAATTTAGAATCTGAGGTATTATTATATGGAACGCCAAAATTATATTTTAATGAGGAGGTTAAAAATAAAATACAAAAAGTTTTTGATTCCGTTAAAGAAATCAAATTCACTACAGGAACTCCATTTATTGGGTATAGAAGATGGGTTATCAATATAGAATCCGTCGGATTCAAAACTGAGTATTTTGATGCGGATTCGTTTTATATTAAAAATAACGTTGTTCCAGTATCGGCAACAAAAAATGGTGAAAATGTTGATGTTAATGAAGCAATAAATGAATATATTGATGAATTCTTACCACAGGCAGAAATATACCATGAAACAGAACAATATTATCAAGATATTGATCAAGTGATTGCTCAATACCCACTTTTAAGCGCTAACTATGTTGCGACTTATTACGATACAAAATTCATACGATAATGTTAATACAATATTAACTCATTTACCATTTTGTTAAGGTTGTCTTTTTAATGTGATTTTAGATTTTTTACTACTATCTATTGGTAGAAATAAAATTTAAAATTAAAAAGATGAAACAAATTTACTTAACAATTTTCTCGGTTTTGATGACATTCATGTCTTTCTCACAAAACCAATTTTGGACACCAACAGATTATAGAGGTGCATTTCCTGTAACGGACAACACACCATCAACAGATTGGACTTATGGTTGGTCTAATTGGGATCCGCAAAATACGGTTTACCCGGCAACACAAACAACTGCAAATTCAGACATCACAACAAACACAACTTGGACAGGAGTAATCCTACTCCAAAACAAAGTTTACGTTAAGAACGGAGCGACTTTAACTATTTTACCAGGAACAATTATCAGAGGTGATTTTGCAACTCAAGGAACCTTGATCGTTACAAGAGGTTCTAAACTCGTTGCGGACGGAGAACAATTTAATCCAATCGTATTTACATCTAACAAACCAATTGCGGAAAGAACTGAAGGTGATTGGGGTGGTGTTATTATTTTAGGAAACGCCATTAACAATCAACCTGGTGGTGTTGCAAACATTGAAGGACTTGCACCAACAAATTTCACACAACATGGAGGAACAAATGATAATGATGACTCAGGTGTAATTAGATTTGTACGTATTGAGTTTGCAGGTATTGCACTTGAACCAAACAAAGAAATCAACGGACTTACTTTTGGTTCAGTAGGTAATCAAACGTTAGTTGACTACGTACAAGTAAGTCACTGTGGTGACGACTCTTTTGAATGGTTCGGAGGGACTGTGAACTGTAAACACTTAATTGCTTATTCATCAGTTGATGATGACTTTGATACTGACTTTGGATACAGAGGAAAGGTTCAATTTGGTTTAGCGATTAGAAATGAAAATTTTTCAGACGCTGCTGGCGACTCAAATTGTTTCGAATCGGATAATGACGCACAGGGTAGTGTGGCTCAACCATTGACGGCACCTATTTTTTCTAACTTCACTATAATTGGCGCTAAAGGCGACGGGACGGTTTCCCTACCAATCGGTGAAAAATTTGAAAAGGCTTTCAGATTAAGAAGAAATACCGCAACTTCTGTTTTCAACACTATTGTTACTGGATGGGAAAAAGGATTATCCATTGAAGGTCTACCTGTAGAAGATAATATTTTAGGGGACACAATGCATTTCCACAGTAACATCCTTTCAAACTTTAACATTGGGACTGTATGTATTACAACAACACCTGGTGTGTTATCAACATATTTCTCACAACACGCAAATGATTCAGTTTCAACACACTCAAACATCAATTGGGTAACACCATTTGTCCCACTTGGATTGACGCCTGATTATCGTTTACAAGAAGGATCGACAGCGGCTGTAGGATCAAGTTTTCCAACAGAAATATTCGGAGACTTAGCATCGGTAAACGAAAAATCGGATGACTTCAGAATCTACCCAAATCCCGCAAGTGAGGTAGTTTATGTTAGTAAGAAATCATATATAGAGTTGATTGATCAAAGTGGTAGAGTAATTGATTCTGTGAATGATAATGAAATTGACTTACGTAATTTAGAGAATGGTGTTTATTACATTAGAGTAAACAAAGTAAAAACTAAAAAATTAATTATTAAGAAATGATCTACCTTTGGTTATCGATAACTACAATGATATCATTTGTGATAAAGAAAGACAGAAGAGATTATTTTGAATGGTCTAAAAAATAAAATGAACCCCACTCACAAGGTGGGGTTTTTTCTTATCATAGATCAAGAAATTATTCGTTTACAAGTCGAAATTAAAAAACTATATTTTTATTAGAAAATAAACAACAATTAAATTAAAATGAAACAATTAACAATCGATTCAGCCCACTCAGAAGTTGGGTTTAAAGTAAAACACCTAATGATCTCCACGGTTAAAGGTAATTTCACAACCTTTGGTGGTAGTGTAAATGAAGACGGAACTGTATTCGTCTCTATAAATACAAACTCCATTAACACAGGGAATGTTGACAGAGACAATCACCTTAAGTCGGCGGAATTCTTTAACGTAGAGGAGAACCCTACAATCGCTTTCGCAGGTAAGATGACTGAAGATATGAAAACAGTTACAGGTAGTGTTACAATCAAAGGAATCACTAAAGAAATTGAACTTAACACTGAGTATAACGGTAT